AAAAGAACCGTGGGTGGGTGTACTCGAAACACATGTCAATAAAGATAATGTGCGTAATGGCTTTTTTGAGCTTGACTGGAACGACCTTTTTGTGTTAAAATTAAAGCAAGAGGGATACGGTGAGGACGGGGACAAGGACGAAGAAATTATAGATCGTTGGTTCCGTGAACTGTGTGCTAACGTAGTAGTCGATGGTGACTTTGGTGGCCCTGTAAATACAGGATTAATTGATATTAAAACAGTAAAGAAAGATAATCTATGACGTATATCTTAGTTGATACAGCAAATACATTTTTTCGTGCTAGACACGTTATTAACGGAGACGCTGATATCAAACTAGGCATGGCATTCCATATTACACTAAACAGTATTCGCAAAGCATGGCAGCAGTTTGAAGGCAGTCATGTTATCTTCTGTTTAGAGGGGCGTAGCTGGCGTAAAGATTATTATGCTCCTTACAAGCGTAATCGATCCGATGCTCGTGCCGCACACACAGAACGTGAACAGGAAGAAGATCGCATATTCTGGGAAGCATTTGATACATTTAAAGAATTTATCACGGATAAGACAAACTGTACTGTACTACAAAATCCGCAGTTAGAAGCAGATGATTTAATTGCAGGATGGATACAGACTCATCCAAATGACAAACATGTGATCATCAGCACAGATACAGACTTTGTTCAATTGATCGCACCTAATGTCACACAGTACAACGGTGTTATGGAACACGTTATCACGCACGAAGGAATATTTGATGACAAAGGCAAAGCAGTCATTGACAAGAAAACACAAGAGCCCAAGCCAGCCCCTAACCCAGAATGGTTGTTGTTCGAAAAATGTATGCGTGGTGATACCAGTGATAATGTCTTCTCAGCGTATCCAGGTGTTCGTACTAAAGGCACAAGCAAAAAAGTGGGTCTTACTGAAGCGTTCGAAGATCGTAAAAGCAAAGGATTCGCGTGGAATAATCTCATGCTTCAGAGATGGTCTGATCACGAAGGCAAAGAACATCGAGTGTTAGAGGACTACGAACGAAATCGTCGATTGATTGATCTCAGTCATCAGCCTGATGACATTAAAGAAATAATCGTGAATACAATTTCTTCTGCCACTGCAGAGCAAAAGGACATTAGTCAAGTCGGTATAAGATTAATTAAGTTTTGCAATCTTTGGGATTTGAAAAAGATTGCTGATCAAGCACATAGTTATGCAGAACCACTAAATGCGAGGTATACAAATGAAACTCAAACTTTGTCAGTATGAAGATACCTGCGAAAACAAAACAATAGACTGTTGGGAGAACACAATGACAGACATACACGCTAAACCAATTATTGCAAATAAATTTTGGATCGTAGAAGAGAACGGTGAAAAGATTGCCACCTTAAGAAAAGACGATGACAATAGATTTGTTATGAGCAATGAGACTGGCATAAAAATCTATGAGACTAAAGATAGTTTAACACAACAGTTCGGTAAAAAGTTTTTCACTGTAAAAATTGTCAAAGAATCTAACACAGCATTACCTAATGAAGTTCATGGATATGCTACCAGCACTGAACCGCACAATGCCATGTTTGACATTCGAAAGAAATTACCTCTATTCACAAAGAGCAGTGATTCGAAAAGTCTTTATTGTGCAGGCTACTACTGTATAAAATTCGAGAAAGGTTGGGTCAAGAGCTTTTGTCCTAAAAAGATCACTCTGGAACGATATCCATACAACGGTCCATTCAAGACAGAATTAGAAATGAAACAGGTTTTAGCCAATGTCACAAAATAGCTTGCCAGATACACTGCCAACCATACAGAAACTTGTCCAACGAATTAGTGTTGCTGAACGCAGTCAACAGAAAGAGATACGTATTAGTCTACAAGAAGCACGTGATCTCACTACGGAACTAGCACTGCTAACATCTAAGTTAGGACGCACTGTTAACGAAATACATCAAATGTTAGCTGCAATCAAAGAATCTACCACTCAAATAGACGTAAAATTCGACGGCGGACAGTTCTAAAAAAAGACATAAATATATACGTGGTTAATTAGGAACACGTATATGAGCAGACCCAAACCTAAAATTCTTTTAGAGTATGCCAACAAAGAAACCTACAAGGTTGAGCAGATCCTTGATTCGGAAGCCATCTGGGCTGTGTTCTATAACGGCCAGCCGTTCAATCTCAAAAGCGGCAGTCTTGTAGCCAGCTACCCCGGACCAAAATATAAAAAAGTATCTTTTTCAAATCCTGGCCACGCACACAATTTGGCAAAAAAATTAAATCGACTGTTTAAGACCAAAGACTTTGCAGTTTACAAACTCACTACCGGCGAAGAGATCAAATGACATGAATAAAGATGCCTATACTAAGGCGTTCTTGCAGGCAGCAGAAATACCAATCACTGAAAAAACAATCAAAGACTATAAAGCCGTGTGGTGGTGGAATTTTAGAAACAAAGATCAAGGTGGTTTAAGATTGACTGAACACGCCTTGGAATTCATTGAAGAATATGCTAAAATAAAAACATACAAAATAGAATTCCCAAAAGAATTTGCATTCACTCCGCAGGTGTTGCTTTGGTTAGACAATTATATCGATTCACCGTTTTTCGTCAACAAAAAGCATATCATTGTTATGAAAGAAAAAGCTGCTTTTGAACTATATCTACTCAGTGGCGATGTTCGTAAACTAGGTCACAATAGAGCTATGAACAAAAGACTTAGCCAAGAATCCACCCCCGAATAATCCCACTGTATAAATATTTTCACTATGTTTGACCTTAATCCTATGGATGTTTTACAACAGAGAAATCTGCGTACCATCGCTCCGCATTTTTCTGCGTTTGCCATTACCGAAAATGAGTTGTTTAATGGAGTAGAAGATTGGGTCAAAACTAAGCTCAAGGGCAGATATTATATCTGCACAAAACCTGCTGTAGATCGCAGTGGGAATCTTAGATCTTCATGTGTAATCGGATTTGAAGATCATCAAGAACTAACTTATTTCATGCTTGCATGTCCACACCTAAGGAGAACACAATGACAGACGAAATCAATGAACCAACCAGCACAGAACCTGTTGCTGAACAAGCAGCGCCTGCGGCAGCTGCACCTGATTTAAATATCAGTGATCTATTAGCAGTAAAAAACATCATAGAAGTAGCTACTTCGAGAGGTGCGTTCAAAGCCGCCGAACTAGAAGCCGTGGGTAAAACGTTTAATAAATTAAACAATTTTCTAGAATCTGTATCTAAAAAGGAAGCCTAAATGCGAAGCCTAAAACACATAGGTAGAATTCAAAACACCGGGGTCAAAGTATTAGTGGTGTTTAGAACTCTGCCTGGAGAGTCAAACATGGCTCTAGTATTACCTGTAGCACAACTGCCAGATCAATATCATGATTCAATTATGACTTTGGTAGAAACTGATCAGGCACAAGACGCATTCGAATTTGGCGAAATCATGCACATTCGTCCATTCCCAGATGGCCGACCTATGCTGCGGGCAATGCAAGCTGATGGTAGATTGATCAAAGTGCCAACTGATGCTGTGATGATGACTCCTACCACAAATGACACTGTGCTATTAGCTAACCTCAACACATTAATCGCAGAACAGAAAAACTGTACTATCGATGATCTATGCACATTTGTAGCAGGAGCGCCATCAGCCAAGCCAGTGGTCAAAGACGTAGCCACAGTCAATGATATGACTCCAGCAGTAGATTCGGATATTCCTTCTCCTGTTAGAGCACAGGCCAATACAAACACAGCGTTATCTGATCACGATCTTGCTAAATCATATCGTAGTCAAGCTGATGCTATGTATAAAGAAGCAGCTAGATTACGCAAAGAAGCAGATAGTTTAGATCCGGTTATTAAAAAGACCAAAAAGGTAGAAGAAGCTGCCGATGCCTAATCCGCTATTCAAACCTCCTCGCCACCTTGTAAAAGAATGGCCGGAGGTTTTTGAAGACCTCTACATGAATACCATGCCTGTGGCCTATCTAGATTCAGTGAGATTAGATTTCACAGACGGTCGAGTATGGGAAATTGATGTGCGGACAGAATTAACCAAGCAAACCCCTGAGGGAATCGCAGAGATTCTGTTCAGCACTCTTCAAGAATACAAAGATGAAATTAAGAAAATTGATTTCAAAGTCGATATCGAAAAGCTCAAAAAAGACATATTAGATTCGACTAAAACAATATTATAATTTTGGAAATTGTGTATTTCTGACCTGTTCGTAAAATTTTATACGTTCTAAAAATTCTTCGAACAGCGCTGGATTGCCAGGAGTGGCATTTATTTTTTCGAAGTAACTTCTAAGCATATCAAATCTTTGTGTATCTCCAAAAAAACTATTTAGAAAAGTTTGATTTTCTTCTTCCCACTTAGCATAATCTTCATAACATTGCTGTTTGATATGCGTTGGTAGATTAATTGGGTCAGCCCAATTAGGAACGTATACATAATTAACCATTGGATGACATTCTATCGAAGTGCATTGCGTGGTAATATCTTTTATCCAATCTAAATATTGTATGAAGTTTTGTATATTCAAAGCACTAAACGTAGCATGAATTTGTATTGATATGTTACCTTGATCTTTAGCAATTTGATCAACAGTATGTAAATTTGCGATGAGCTTATCCCATTTCATAGGATAACGTATAAATTCATTTAGTTCAGCATAAGCATCAACACTTACACACAGATAAACTTTTTTAAATCTTTTCCAGCATTCTAAAATTTC